CGCGGCGCTGTGCCGTCAGTTTGGGGGCTACCGGGCCACGCCGTACCTGTGTCCGGCTGGTGTGGCTACGATTGGCTATGGGTCTACTTACTACGCAGACAAGCGCAAGGTAACTTTGGAAGACGCTCCAATGGATGAATCCACAGCTAGGGCGCTTTTGATGATTGAGCTTGAGCATACGTATCTGCCCGGTGTTCTACGTAACTGTCCCGGCCTGATTACGGATGTGCGTAAGTGTAATGCCATCGTAGATTTCTGCTATAACTTGGGCACTGGACGCTTGCAAACCTCGACGTTAAAGAGGAAAATCAATGCCAATGATTGGGAAGGGGCCAAGGAACAACTGATGCTCTGGACTAAAGGTGGCGGCAAGGTTTTGCCGGGTTTGTTAAAACGCCGCACGGCTGAGTGCGCTTTGTTGGATTAAGCGATGGCACTTAAAAAACTTGCATTAAAGCCGGGAGTTAACCGGGAGAACACCCGTTATACCAACGAAGGTGGATGGTATGAGTCCGACAAAGTTCGGTTTCGTCAGGGTACGCCAGAGAAGATCGGTGGCTGGGCACGTATTTCTGTGTCTACATTTCAAGGTCTGTGCCGGTCATTGTGGAACTGGATTACTTTAGATAACCTAAACCTAATTGGTGTAGGCACTAATCTTAAGTTTTATTTAGAGTTAGGTGGTCAGTACAACGACATTACACCTATCCGTGCGGCGGCTATCCTAAGTAATCCATTTGCCACAACCAATCTAAGCACAACAGTTACCGTCACAGATGCAGCCCACGGCGCAATCACCAATGACTTTGTGACGTTTAGTAACGTAGCAACTGTAGGGGGGCTAAACCTAAACGGCGAATACCAGATTACTTACGTTGATGCTAATACTTACACAATCGTAGCTTCTACAGCGGCAACGTCTACTGTGGCGGCTGGTGGCGGCACAACTGTTAATGCTGTCTATCAAATTAACGTAGGTGATCCTTACGAAATTCCATTAACTGGCTGGGGTGCTGGTACATGGGGCGCAGGAACTTGGGGATTTGGTGGTACGTCTACCTCTGCCTTGCGTCTATGGAGCCAAAACAACTTTGGTGAAGATTTAATCTACGCATACCGTGGTAGCCCTATTTACTATTGGGACGCTTCATTTGGCGTAGACCCATCTTTGGCTACGGTCACAATTGCTTCTCCTGCGGTAGTTACTGCCGCTTTTAGCCTGCCAAATGGCTCTCCAGTTATTCTTACAAACACCGGCTACCCGTCTGCGTTACCTACAGGTTTGTCTCCCGGAACGATTTACTACGTCATTAACACTAGTGGTAATACATTTAACTTGGCGCTAACAGTAGGTGGTGCGGCAATTAACACTTCAGGCTCTCAGTCTGGCGATCACTACATCATGCCTAATGGGGTAAACATTGCTAGTCTGTCGGGGGCTTCTGACGTTCCAACCATACAAAACTTTATCTATGTGTCTGACGTAAGCCGGTTTGTGTTTGCGTTTGGCTGCAATGACTACGGCTCTTCGGTACAAAGCCCTATGCTGATTCGCTGGTCGGATCAGGAGTCTTTGGTTAACTGGACACCATCTGCAACCAATCAGGCCGGTAGTGTTACCTTGTCTCACGGCTCAAGTATCGTAACCGCCATCCAGACCCGTCAAGAAATTTTGGTGTGGACTGACTCGGCTATCTACTCATTGCAATACATTGGCCCGCCCGTAGTGTGGTCAAGCCAGTTAATGGGTGACAACATCTCTATTCTGGGTCAGAACGCAGCCGCTCAAGCTTCCGGCGTGGTGTACTGGATGGGCGTAGATAAGTTCTACCTCTACGATGGACGCTTGCAAACACTAAGCTGTGATCTGCGTAGATACATCTATCAGGACATCAACCTTAACCAGAACCAGCAAGTATTTGCCAGTACCAATGAAGGCTTTAACGAAGTCTGGTGGTTCTATTGTTCGGCTGGCAGTTTTACCATTGACCGCTATGTGGTGTATAACTATCTCGAGAAAGTCTGGTACTACGGCACAATGGGGCGCACTGCATGGCTTGATTCTGGCCTGCGAGATTATCCTATTGCCGCTACATACAACTACAACTTGGTTAACCAAGAATACGGCTTAGACAATAACGAAACTGGTACGCCCGCAGGCATTGAGGCTTACATTTCTTCGTCTGAGTTTGACATTGAAGACGGTGACAGATTTGGTTTTGTTTGGAGAATGCTGCCTGACTTAACGTTCTCAGGGTCAGACGCTTCTCCTACGCCCGAAGTTGTTTACACACTGTATCCTATGCAGAATTCAGGTTCTGGTACAGGTACACCCGCAACGGGTAACGTGGACAAATTGACCGGCGCTCAGTACACGGTGACTGAAGGCTTTACGGGTCAGATTAACACGCGAGTTCGTGGTCGCCAGCTTATTCTAAAGGTCGCTTCTTCTAACCTTGGAACAACATGGCAGTTGGGTTCTACTCGTATTGACATCAGACCGGATGGCAGACGATGAGCTTTATTGTTACAACCAACTTTGAGTTAAACAAGGTAGCCTCGCCTAATATGCCGCTACCTCCGGAAGAGTACAACCGTCAGTATTTTGACCAGATGCTGAACATCTTGCGTCTGTATTTCAACAGAATTGATGCTTTAAACACACAGTTGACAGCTTCCGGAGTTATGCCTCCGTTGACTAATTACACAGTAGCTACGCTACCTAGCGCGGCTACGTCAGGAAAAGGTGCAAGGTCTTTTGTAACAGATGCTTTAGGCCCAACATTTGGCGCAACCGTTGTGACTGGCGGGGCTATTGCTGTGCCCGTATACTCTGACGGCACAAATTGGAAAGTTGGATAATGGTGCAACAAGTCAATAACAGCACAATTTATGAAGACACTGCGCCTGCGGGTGGTATATCTGATGCTGACATACTTTCCTATGTTACAGCTAATGTAAATAATCCTGCAAATATAGCTGCGGCGGCTAAACATTACAATGTTTCTGCGGCTGACTTAGCTCGCGCTACAAATTACAGTGAAGATGTTATAAACAACTACTTTACACAAGCAAACATAGTACCTTATTGGGCAAATACTGGAATTGCTTCTATTCCTATAACTACGTCTGCTCCAGTAACTACGTCTGCTCCAATAGTAACGTCGGCTCCTGTAACAACATCTCGTGTAATAACTACAGCGGCCCCTGTTACAACAACTCCAATAGTCACATCATCTACAGAAGGCGCATCATCTGGCATATCTGCTGCACAAGCAGATCAATTAGTACGCAATGCTTATGCAACTATTGGTCGTACAGGCATGGGCGGGGCTACAAATCAAATTGATTCAGGTGGGTATAACCATTTTTTAAATATGTTGCAATCTGGCGCAGTTAAACCAGAAGACTTTGCATCTACATTTCAAAGTGCGGTTAACAGCTATATTACCAATAACCCTAATGACCCATACACAAAGTATGTACAAGAATATTTAGGATTACCAACTACAACCCTTGCGCCTACAACAACCCTTGCGCCTACAACAACTTCTGTTGGTATAGCTACACTTACAACCACCCCAGCCCCTACAACTACAGCCGCGCCTATAACAACTAAATTTGTAGATTTACCGGTTGTTACATCGTTTGCCTCTCGTGGTAGAGGAACGACGAATGTGCTGAATATCCCCGGGTACGGAGAGGTCAATGACTACGATCTTGATAACTGGGAGCCTTGGCGCTTGCAGATGTGGGGTATAGCTAAAAATGCTGATGGGGTTTATCAGACTGCTGGCCCAGCTTGGACTACTGCTTCTGGTGCTGATGCAACATTGTTTAACCAAATTAACAGTATTTCCAACCTATCTGGGATGGGAAATTTGTATCAAGGTTACGCCCAAGATAGATCTGAAGGGGGTTTTGGCTCTAAAGAAGCCATGCTTTGGGATCTTACTCAACAGCTTAGAGAGCGTGGCGTTACAAGCCTATCAGACATAGGACAACGCACTGTTATTGATGAAAACGGTAGCGAAGTTCAGGAAACATATAACAAAAAAACTGGCGAAGCTGTATGGCTTAGAGGCACTACGGTTGGAAACCACCAGACTAACTATTCATTGCAGATTACGTCTACTGGGTTAGTTATTCCAACTACGTCTGGAACTAAAAGTGATTGGGTCAGTTTTAGAGATCAAGTATTACCTCTGGCTATGACTTTTTTGTCAATAGCTTATCCACCAGCCGCACCATATATTCAAGCTTTTAACGCCGCAAAAGCACTTGGCGATGGTGATTATATGAGAGCCGCGCTTAGTGGCTTGTCTGCCGCTTCCGGTTTAGCCGGAAATGCTATGGCCGAGATTGATGCATTAGCCAATGCTGGTAAATTTGATGAAGCGTTAAATCTTTTTAATGACAGTTGGCTTGCTCAAAATGCTGGCACTATTGGGACTGCTAAAGATGTTGCAAATGTTGTAAATGCCGCTGTTAACAACGATGTAATAGGGCTGATTAATTCTGGCGTTAAAGCTATAGGTACGACACTGCCAACCGAATTACGCACAGGCGTAAACATTTTAAATCTTGGTAACGCCTTTAAAAATAATGACACTACAGGCATATTGAATGCAGCGGGTGATCTGACAAAAAGTAGTGACTTAAAGTTAGCGGCAGCGGCTAGTAACTACATCAACGCTATCAATAGATTTGAAGCTACTGGTGATCTTTCTGGCATTGCAAACGCTACCGCATCATTTAGTAACCTTATTCAGAATTATTCTGCTAACTCTAGTACTGTTTCTACAACCCTTGCACCGTCTGTAACAGTTGCTGCTGTTGACGATGATCTTGTACTTTACACAGATGCAAATGGCAACGAAATACGTTCTAGTGATTTTGCTGCGTTGTTCCCGGGCACGGGGGATGCCGACGTTGATCGTTTAGTTGCCACTTTAAAAGGCGAAGTATCTGAGCCAACGGCTGGTTTAGCACTTCTTGCTACATCCCCTCAAACGGCTTCTGCCGCTGTTCTTAAATTGGTTGAATCTCCAGTTGGGCAGCAAGTAATACGCAATGCGGCTAACCAAGGTCAGTACGTTAGTACTTTATTAAGAGACACTTTAATTGCGTCAGGTTTATTTACAGCCGCATCTATCCCAAGATTCCTAATGGGTGAAGGCACGTTAGATAAAGTTGGCACTGTAAATTCTGATTTAGTAAATCAAATACCCGGAAACAACGTCGCCACAACTCTTGCGCCCGTTACAACACTTGCTCCAACTAGTACGCTTGCGCCTGTAACAACACAATATGTTGTGCGACCTGAAGATTACACAGATACAACTGAAGTAGTTCAGAATTGGCAAAATACACTGGATGAAGTCTATTACACAGACGCAAATGGAAATCCTGTTACTTTAAGAGAATATTACGAGATTATAGGATTTGAGCCCCCCGGACTACCGCCCGGTGTTTTGCCAACAAAGCCTACAACAACACAGGCTCCAGCAACCACTGCGCCACCTGCAACTACGCTTGCTCCAGAAACTACTGCGCCCCCCGCAACAACTGCGGCTCCTGTAACAACGGCTAAACCTTTTACTATTGATGATCCAACTACTTGGCCTGATCCACTAGATGATCCTAATTTTGATCCTTTAACGCCATCTACTTATCCTGCAACAACTCCGGCTCCAGCTACTACGGCGGCTCCTGCCACAACTTTGGCTCCTACAGTAACAACTAAACCGTTTAAAATAGATGATCCAACTACTTGGCCTGACCCGCTAGATGATCCTAATTTTGACCCGTTAAAGCCTGATACGTATCCGGCTACTACGCTTGCGCCTAAGACAACACTTGCACCTGCAACAACGCAGGCTCCAGCCACTACTCTTGCGCCTAAGACAACGCTTAGACCTATTACTACCCTTGCACCTGCAACGACTTTAGCTCCTGAAACTACGCTTGCTCCTAAGACAACTCTTGAGCCTGTAACAACTCTTGAGCCTGTAACGACCCTTGAGCCAGCTACAACATTGGCTCCTAAAACTACCCTTGAGCCAGCCACAACACTGGCTCCTAAAACTACCCTTGAGCCAGCCACAACACTGGCTCCTAAAACGACCCTTGAGCCAGCTACAACATTGGCTCCTAAGACGACCCTTGAGCCAGCTACAACATTGGCTCCTAAAACGACCCTTGAGCCAGCTACAACATTGGCTCCTAAGACGACCCTTGAGCCAGTTACAACATTGGCTCCTAAGACAACTTTTGCTCCTGAGACTACTCTTAAGCCAGCTACTACGCTTGCGCCGCCTACAACAACAGTTAAACCTACAACAACCGTACCACCTACAACTACAGTTGGCCCCACAACAACAGTACCGCCTACAACTACGGTTGGCCCTACAACAACTGTACCGCCTACAACGATACCGCCTACAACGATACCGCCTACAACGATACCGCCTACAACGATACCGCCTACAACGATACCGCCCACAACTGCGCCACCCACAACGCTACCGCCTACAACTACTCCTGCGCCTACTACAACTAAAATAGTTGTAACAACTGCCGCGCCTGCAACAACTAAGGCAACTGGACAGGATTTAGGCTTAAACTTCCCGCAAGTACAACAGGCACTTGCCGCTGCTGGCATCCCGCAGCTTGCCAATGTGTTCTATTACGGCAAGGACTTTTCATCTAAGAAGCAAAAACTCAACGAAAAAGGTGAGTTGATTCAAGAAGAATTTAAACCGCTGAGTGTTGAACAACCTGGCCCAGAGCTAGAACAACTTGCCGAAGAAGCAAAAAGCAAGCAAAATACAGCCCTAGATGTTGCAGATAAGCTCATGGGCGAAACTACGTCATTTGATGACTTACTCAAAATTTTAAGGGGTTAACATGGATTGGTACGATGAATTTCTAACAAGCATTGGCGTTGACCCCGGTTCTACCACTTCAAACTTTGGTAATAATTACACTAGTAATGATGATTTATTTAAACAAATTACAGGTGATACTGGCTCTTCAAATCCAATATCTTTAATTACCAAACTGCTTTCAGGCACAGGCGAACAAGGTAAAGCAGGGCAGCTTGCTGGTGTTGCTGGTTTGTACAGTTTGATAAACGCCCTTGGCGGTGGTCTTGGTCAAACAGGTCAAGGTGTATACAAAGGTTATCAAGGTGGTATCCCTAACTACACTGCTACCCGCACAATGAATCCTATTCCACAAACTGTGGATGTGCCAGCTAGGGCGGCTGTTCCTGCTACGGCAACTACTCCAACGGTTTCTGCGGCTCCGGCTGGCACTGCCCCACGTCGTCCCGGTTCTGGTGGAGTAACTTACTTTAGTCCTATAACTTATACCCCTGTTACAACTGCTGCGCCTGCTGTAACTACTGCGCCTACGGTCACTGCGGCGGCTGGTGGCATGATGGCTGGCGGTAGTGGTATCTCTGCGCTAGGCGGATATTCAGATGGTGGTCGTTTACTCAAAGGCCCCGGAGATGGTGTTTCTGATTCCATTCCTGCTACTATTGGTGGTAAGCAACCCGCACGTTTGGCTGATGGAGAGTTTGTAATCCCTGCACGTATAGTGTCTGAGATTGGCAACGGTTCTACAGAAGCTGGAGCTAAAAAGTTATATGCCATGATGGATCGTATCCAAGGGGCCCGTAAGAAATCTATTAAAAATGTTGCTGCCAACACTAAGGCAGACAAATATCTTCCTAAGTAAGAGGTAAATATGACAACACCAGCAACAACGCCAGCAACACCCGGATCAAGCGGTTCCCCATTAGCGGGGTCTGCCAATATGTCTACCCTATCTGATTGGGCGGGTGGTTATGTAACAGACATGTTGGGTAAAACCCAAGCAATGGCTAATTCACCATATCAAGTTTATGGTGGCCCTCAAACAGCGGGTGAGTCTAGTTTACAAAATAAAATGTTTCAAGGGCTTGGCAGTATTTCTTTTCCTAATCAATTAGGACAATCATTTAGCTCTGGAAGCGCATACACACCCCCTGCAATGGCTCCAAATACATTTGCCAACCAACCTATTGGCATGGGTGCTGGGGCTTCTCCTCAAGGTATGGGTGCTGGTGCTACAGGTACAGGCGGAGGCCAAGCTACTCCCCCATTAGGTGTAGCTTCTCAATACATGAATCCATACTTGCAGTCAGTTCTTCAACCTCAATTGGAAGAATTGCGTCGTCAGTCACAAATTAACGCACAACCCGGCATGGCTAAAATGACTCAAGCTGGTGGTTATGGTGGTGGCCGTCAAGCAATTATGGAATCAGAAAATAACCGTAATTTGTTGCAAGCGCAAAACCAAGCTATTGGTACGGGCTACGCTAATGCTTTTGATAAAGCAATGGGTCAGTTCAACACTGAACAAGGTCAGGCTAAGACTTTGGCTGAATTAATGGGCACGGCTGGCGCAACTCAACGCGGCATTGAGCAAGAAGGCATTACTGCTGATTACAATGAGTTCTTGGCTCAACGTGATTATCCAGAAAAACAATTAAAACTTATGCAGTCTATGCTTCAAGGCATGCCGATTTCTACTGTATCCAATGTTCCGCAAGCTCAAACTGGCGCACAACAGGCGGTGGGTGGCATGTCAACTGTTTATCAGATGTTGCAAAATCTTGGCGTTATTCCTAAAGCTTGAGGATAGATCATGATTCAACCCGGTCAAATTGACTACCAAAAGCAACTAGATTCTTTAAAAGATCTGCCAGTCAGTGCGGATTCTATTGAGTATCTGACTGGCCTTTCGCGTAACCCCGGTTCTCCATTTGTACGTTTTCTAGTTGAAAGCCGTTTGGAGCAACTGACTAAAGCTTTGCAAAATCAAGCTGGTTCGCAAGCACAAGAAAATTCACCTCAAGGCACGATCTCGGACAGGATTCAACAAGCCGCAGGTGTTGCGGCATTGCAGTCTGCCCAGCAACGTCAAGCTGCGGAGCAAATGCAACAGCAAGCGAGCCAAGCGCAGATGCCAGTTCCTGAAGGTATTGCGCAACCTCAAGCGCAACCTGAAGCTGACTATGGTGTAGCCAGTGCGCCCGTGGACTCTGAGATGTTTAACTTTGCCCCCGGCGGCATTGTTACGTTTGCCAATCCAGAAAAAGAAAAGAAGCAGTTGGTTAAAGACGAGGAAGAAGAACGCTTAAGAAAACAAACAGAAATGTATATTGCTGGTGCTCAAGAAGCTGCGAAGCAACGCGAAGCAGATGCTCCTATTAAAGAACTTCCAACTGAAGAACCTGCAATGGGTATGTCCACTGGGCCAGCCAAAGTAAATCCATTGTCAAGGATGTTGTTAGATCCTTTGAAAGCTGCGGCATCGGGCATCAGTGGTTTGATATCTCGTCCCACTTCTCCTCCTCCGGCTTTGATGTTTGATAGGCCCGAAGGAGCTACAAATGCGCCAGCTAATAGGCCAGCTTCAGTATCTGAAGCTCAAGCTACAATGCTTGCTGGGCCACAAGCCGCAGTGCCTCCTTCTGCTCCACCACCACCTCCACCTGTAAAAAACACAGGCATTGCTACAGGCAAACCTCCTGCTCCTGCCGCCCCTGCTGGCCCACCTACAGGTATTCAAGCTACGCTTGCTGCAATGCAAAACATGCCGCAACAGGCCGCGTTTAATTCCGCAATTGCAGATGTGCGTAAAGCCTCAGAAGGCACAACACGCGAACAAAAAATTAAAGACGAACTTGATTTGCAAAAGACTCTTGGCATCGGCACGTTTGAAAAACAACAACAGCAGATGTATGACGAAAACAAAGCGCGTCAAGCTAAGATTGAAGCTGGTCGTGGACAACGCGACTTTATGGCGCAACTTGCTACCTATTCACGTCCCGGTGCAAACTGGAGTCAAGTGATGGAGCGAGACATTGCAAGTAAGTCAGCCGCTTTGATGGAAGATGAACGATTTGCAAATTCGCAAAACAAACTATTGACAGACATTCAAAGCACTGCTGAAGCGCGTCGTGTGGGTACAGCCAATAGTATTCGCACGGCAGAGGCGGCGGAGAAGAAGACCAAGCAAGAGATGCTTACTTTCATCATGAAAGAAATGGGTGTTAACTTGCAGGTTGCCCAAAAAATTCTTGGTGACACACTGAATGCGCAAGTACAAATGCGTGGTCAAGATTACCAACGTGAAGTTGGTATGGCTAACGCTAGTTCTAAAAATGAACTTGCCGCTGTTAAACTTGACTTAGCGCAAGCTAGGCTTGATCAAACTATTAAGCAAGCGGGTGTTGATAACCGACTCAAATTGAGTAACTCTAAGCCGTATGTTGATTTAGACAAACAGATCAATGGTTTGGAAACTCAAATTAGATACGCAACAAATCCTGATGGCACGCCCAAAGACCCAGAAAAAATGGGTAAACTAACAACTGATTTGGCTAATTTAAAAACTCGTCAAGCAGATTTAGCAAGTCAAATTCTTGGGACTGGCGGTGGTGGAATCAGTACATTACCTGCTAGTGCGCCACCACCCGGGGCCGTTAGAGAAGTGAAGAAATAACATGCCTACATATCAAGTTGATGTTGGAAACAAAACCTACGAAGTAGATGCACCAGATTCCAACACTGCTTGGCAGTGGGCTAACTTTACCCATTCAAAAGCACCCAAAGAACCTGTTGCATCTAAAGAACGTACTATTGGTGAAGCATTTACCGATATAGGTGCGGCGGATCTTGGCGGTATTGGCTCTCTTGTTCAGTTGCCCGGTCAACTGTATGGCCTAGCCACTGGAGACTTTTCTAAGACAGGCGCTTTGGGTGCTGGTCAAGACCTTGAAGAATATGCCAAAGGACTTAAGTCCAAAGGCTTGCTTGCCCGTGAAGCCGCACGCGATGTGGCTATGCAGAACGCTGAAAAGCAAGGTCAGTTTCAAGCATTCAAAACAGCTATTGGTCAAACTGTTTCTGATCCAGCTTTGTTGTCTACGTTTCTTGCAGAACAACTACCACAAATTATTCCTGCCGCTTTAACAGGTGGCGCTACTGCCGCAGCTACATCTGGCAACGTATTGGCAAAGGCAGCTGCTAGACAAATCTCTAAAGAAGCCGCAGAAAAAGTGGCTCAGCGTGAAGCTATCCGTACAGGTACATCTGCCGCTATTGGTACGGGTGCAGTGCAACAAGGCGCAGACATTGGTGCTGGCACTTACGATGAAGTTGTCAAAGAACTTGTAGCTAAAGGCGCAACTCCTGAACAAGCTGGGCAAGCCGCTATTAATTTGGCAAGGGCTTCTGGTGTATCGGGCGCGGCTTTGTCTCTTATTGCCAATAGGTATTTACCCGGGGGTCAAGCCTTGGAGCGAGTGTTGGCCGGTGGGACAACAGGCAAGGGCTTACTCATGGGCGCGGCTACTGGCGCACTCAAAGAATTGCCAAGCGAGATGCTGGAAGAAACAGGCGGCAGATTTACACAGAACCTTGCCTTGCGCGAAGTCAAGCCAGAGCAAAGTCTTACACAAGGTCTGGGCGCAACCGCTGGTCAAGCGGCTCTTGGCGCGGTGGGTCTGGGCGGTGTGACTGGAGCTATTGGTGGACGTGGTGGTGCTGCGCCTGAAGTACCTGCTGATCAACAG